AGACCTCCCATACCACTCATGACACGAAGGACATTGTAGTTAGTGGCATAGACACGGACCTTGGCGGTCTGGGTTCCACCGATTGCGGCAGCAGAAACAACAAGCTGAAGAGTAGCGTTGTCAATTCTGGAGAAATTGCATGTACCAGATGGCTGGTGCTCTTCAGGGCGAAGGGCAAATGAGTAAACATTGATACCAGTGTCTGGGTTACGTGTGTGGTGCTGGTATGGCTGAACAAGGTCGAAGTAGGTTCCTTCGCGCTCACTGAAGCGGTCTTGTCCGTTAAGCTGAAGCTTAGCAGTGACAACTGGATTTTCACCCCAGCAGTGCATGTTAAGAGCAGTTTCAGCAAGAACGAATACACCCGCATCGGTAAGACCATTGGAGACTCTACCTGCGATAGCTCCGCCGATGGAAAGGTCACTGATATCAGTGCCAGGGCTGGTTGGGCCACCATTTGCAGCAGTGGAGTTTCCGGCGAATCCACCTGAGATATCAACGGAAATAGTATCAGAGAAAAGACCAGTAGAGTCAATTACGCCATTTTGTGCTTGTTGAGCGGTGGTTCCGCGTGTTTGCTGGTCAGAACCGAAGGCGAGGATGGAATCAGGGAGAGCATCAACGGCATCGGTGTAATTGAATGGCTGTGCGCCAAGAGCACGGTGCATAAGACGGCTTCCCAAGAAGGAGTCACAGTATGCGACGTGCATGTCTGGCTGAACAACGAATACAAGTTCTTTACAAGGGTGATTGAAATTAAGCTTAATTTTGTTGGATGAGGAACCAATGGATTCATCACCAGTGAATTGAAGCTGTTCAATCAAGTATTCATGTGGGTTCTGTGCCATACGTCTGCGTTCATCGGTATCAAGGAATACGTAATCAACGTAAAGAGATGCGGCAACAAGAGATTTTGCGTATGCGGCAGAAAGTTTCTTGTTTTTCTCATCACTTTGGGTAACTGCCTCAACAGCGAAAAGACATTCGTCAAGAGGACGGATTTCGATGTTGATTTTGACTTCGTGGTATTGAAGAGCAATCAAAGGAAGAGCAAGACCTGGGTTGCGGCAGAACCAGAACTGAAGTGGGACGTAAAGTGTAGTTTCTGGAAGAGCTCTGCGTGGTGCGCAAACTGCTTCAGGGACATCTGCTGCGCCACAAGCGGTAGCAATGTCTGCGAATTCAGGGTCGGTAAGGTAGGTAAGCTGACTGGTTTGTCCAATCATCTTGTGGTAACCTGATTCCTGTTCGCTGGTAAGTGTAAGCTGGTTCCAGATGTGCATCCAGTCACCATACTGTCTGTCGATGCGCTGACCACCAATCTCAACTTCAACCATAGAGATCATCTGTTCTCCTGGGCAATCTAACCAACGTGCGTAAACAGCGCCGGATGAGTTTTTGTCTTGTTGGTTGATTTCTGGAAGTGTAACTTGAAGGTATGTGCGGTATGCTAAATCACCATTTCTGGAGATTGTGCACTGGACACGGCGACCGAAATCGGCTTGTCCGTTGAAAGTTTGTTCAATTGATTCCATAGCAAAGTTAGTGTGTCTGCGGTATGTAACCTTCCAGAAAGTAATCTGGGGGTTACCAGTTAAATAGACGTCTTGAGCGCCATAAGCAACGAGCTGCATGAGTCCTCCACCCATAGTTATACTATTCCTAAAGAAAAAAAAATTTTGGAAATTAAATTAATTAATAAATAAATTAACTTATTAATTGATTTTACTTATGTCTAAATTATCCAGCATAAAGCGTTTAAGATAGTCGTCTAACATTACTTCTTTCTTACCTTCATGGTTTTTTGTAAAAACATATGCATTTTTCTTTTTCTTTATAGACCACCCTTTATCTAAAGCATTGTATAGAAATATCATTTTTTGTAATAGAATACAATCTATTTTCATATTATTTGTATCAATATTTATATCAACATCCATATATTCTATTTTAAGAAAAAGGTATGCTAAATAATTACGATTTATCAATTTAATTTATTTTTAATTAAATAATTACATATATATGTTTATATAGCTAATGCCTAATTTCAAACCAAAGGCTAATAAAAAAATTAAAGTAAATAAAAAATCAACTGTTACATTGGACAGCAAACATAATGAAAAAATGCTAGAATTTAATAAAATTATCCAAGAAACTATTCCAAAATTAATAGAAAGGAAAAAACAACTAAGAAAGAAATTAAAAATAACAGAAAATATTGAAGATAAATTAGATATACAAGATGAAATAAAAGATATTAAAAAAAATATATTTGTCCTAAAACAAAAAAAAGAAGAATATTTATTAGAAAATTCAGGTATAATATTTGAATATTTTGAAAAGAAGAAGAAAATGTCAGAAGGTATTGATATTAATAAAAAAAAGATACTTCATTCCTTTTTTAATCCAAATAAAACAGTAAATACAAAATCAGATGAAACAAATATTGATAAATATTTGATTAATTTGGATGAAGGACACTTGGATATAAATAATTATATTATAAATTATGAATTATGCGAGCATTGTGGTGGGGAATGGATACAAGTTGATTATAAAGGATTGGTTGTTTGTAATAAATGTGGAAGACAAAAGGAATTTTTGGTTGAACATGAAAAACCATCTTACAAGGAACCTCCTAAAGAAGTATGTTTTTATGCGTATAAAAGAATTAATCATTTCAGAGAAATATTGGCACAATTTCAAGCAAAAGAAACTACTCAAATTCCAGATGAAGTTCTTGAAAATATTAGAAATCAAATAAAAAAAGAAAGAATAACATTAAAACAAATGACAAATAAAAAGGCAAAAGATATATTGAAAAAATTAGGATATAATAAATATTATGAACATATTCCTTTCATTAAAGATAAATTGGGAATACGACCTCCTATAATGTCACCGGAATTAGAAGATAAATTATGTAATCTTTTTATGGAAATCCAAAAACCTTATGCAAAACATTGTCCTGACGATAGAGTTAATTTTTTGAATTATTATTATGTTCTTTATAAAATGTGTGAATTATTGGATGAAAAAACCTTTTTACCTTTTTTCCCTATGTTAAAAGACCCAGTAAAGAGAATAGAACAAGATGAAATATGGAAAAAAATATGTAACGAACTTCTATGGGAATTTGTGCCTACGATATAAAATAAATAGTTAATTATAAATTATTTATTTTATTTACATACGAGGAAATCCAACAAGATTGGCACCAATGCCGAATCCTGCGCCTGAACGAGCTGAAACTGCCATGGATGGAACATATGTATCAAGAATAGAGAAGGTTGCTGCTGCGGTAAGAGCAATAAGAGCAACTTCATCTAAGTTAAGAGATTTCTTTGGAATTGCATATGCGGCAATAGCAACCATAACACCTTCGACAAGATATTTGACTGCTCTGCGAATAAGTTCTCCTAAATCCAACATCTGTGCTAATTTTTGAAGCATTATAAATAATAATTAGAAAAAAAATATATTATAAAATTAAAACTTAAAAATGATTCTTGTTAAAGTATTATAACATGCAAAAACCTGGTTGCGTATATCAAAGAAATTCTGATGGAACAACAAATCCTAAATATGTGGATTTATTAGAAGAAGACAAACCCATTTCAGGACAAAAATTTGTTTGTGTTAGTTTTGTTAGTCCTGATAATATTTTAAAACAGAAAAATCATTTCTTTTTTCAAGAATTCCTAAAACACTATGATTTTGCGAAAAGTGTAGAAAAATTTACACAATTTTTAAATTTCCTTTCATATAAATACAGTATGAATTTTGATGATATTATGAAGGACTTCCAAGAATATACTAAAAGTGAAAAAGATACATTTACGGAAAATTATGTTAAAGATGAATATAAAAATTTTCTAGATGCCAATGAAGAAAGATTAGACGATGAATTTAATACTGCACATCAGTTTCAAACTAGTACCAGAGGATTAAAAGTTAGAGGCACATATTCAACTCAGGAAGAGGCTGAATTAAGATGCAAATTATTAAGAGAAGTTGACCCAAATCATAATGTATATGTTGGTCCAGTAGGAATGTGGATGCCTTGGGAACCAGAAGCTTACAAAACAGGAAGAGTTGAATATTTAGAAGATGAATTAAATCAATTAATGAACGAAAAGAATAAAAATGAAGCATCCGCAAAAACTGAATTTGAAAAACGCGTATTAGAAGCAAAGAGGAATGCTATTGAGGAAAACAAAAAGATAGCTAAAGAATCCGGTAACAAACTTACACAAAATATTAACAAAAATGGACAACTTGTTGGAGTTAACAATACAATTGAAGGTGCTTTATCTTCAAAAGAAGAGGTTACTTCTGCTGATATTCGTAAAGAATTATTTGAAGGTGATAATGTTCCTACCAATAGTGCTGCCCAAGATGCCATGGATAGAGGATTAATACCTAAACAAGAAGGCGAAACCGAAAATGTCAAGGTTGAAATTACTGAAAAGGCAGAAGATAATCAAGATGAAGAGAAAAAAGATTAAAAATTGAATTTTATTAATTTTTATTTAATAAAATTTATTAACCTATTTATAAATATGGAAAACGAAAAACCCCAAGTTCAAGAACCAAAAAAACCCAAAAAAAAGGTTCCAAGATGCAAATGCAAATTGGAAGACGGAAAAAAATGTAAAAAGAAACTCACTATGGTTGATTTATGTATTGTTTGTAAATGCGGAAAATCATTTTGTCCAAAACATAGAACACCTGAATCTCATAATTGTAAAATAAGTGAAATAATAGCGCGGAAAAATCGAGAAGCGCAACTAGATAAAGTTCTTGGTGGTGGTTCTTTTAAACAAATAGAAGTAATATAAAAAGTTAATGCTATGCTATAGTAATAATGCCACCAAAAATAATAACAAATCAATTACAAAGAAATGTTTATAATAAAATCTCTCCAAAAATATTATCTCCAGATGCTGATTCAAATTTTTTTGTTAATGAAGCAAAAGAATCCGGTAAGATTATATTGAAACTAAGACTACTTAATAAACTATCTATTGAAGACATGTGTCATAAACTTGATATTAACAGAGAAACATATATGAAATTAGAAAAAGGCGAAACAATACCAAGTAAAGAAATATCTCAGTTATTAATTAGTATTTATAATTTGAAAATTGAAAATAAATTACAAACCCAATAAAACATTAACTAGTATTATGTCCAAATTCTTGTCTTCCAACACAAACATGAAAACAACTCTTATTGTAGTGTTATTCTCCGCATTCCTATCAACTGCTATGTCAAGCAGTTTTAGGATTTTGAATACTAAATCTGTTGTTGACAGTACCAAATTTAATTGTACGGGATTACCTACTAAATGTAAATGTCCATATCCTTGTTTAGAGCAAGTAAAAAATGAGAATTATTGTATTGCTAAGAAATGTTATACGTTTGATACGAATCTTGGTCAATGTAAACAATCAGGAACAGACCATGTAGCCCCACTTGTATTACAAGCCATTCCATTTACAGGTGTATTTGGATCTGGATTTGGTAATATGGGAAGATGGGATTTATTTGGAATGTATATGGGTGTATTATTTGGCGGTTGTTGTTTTCTCATAATGTCTGCGGTGTGCTGTTTATGTTGTTGTAATAAAGAAGATGATGAAATGGAAATAGCAAACGATAAAGAATCGTATATGAAATGCGCTGTTAATTGTGGAGGTTGCGTATGGGGAATTGTTGTTCTTGGATTCTATATATCAGGTATTGTTTGGACTGCCACCCCCGGGTCAGTTGTGGATGCAGATGGATGCCCATTGATATTTTGAATAAATTATCATTTAAAAAATTTTTTATGATAATTTACCATTTACTCTTTTTAACATTAATAGCTGGGCCTTTTCTTCCACCTCTAGGGTCAAATGCTTGACCATCATCATCATCATCAGAATCAAGTCCCTTGGACATTTCCCAAAATTCCTTTGAACCTAATTTAAAATCTCTGTGTGCTACAGCTTTATACCAAAAAATCTGGTCTTCCAGTTTATTAGATTTAGCGTTATTTGCTACAACAAGGCATTCATAATTTTCAGTACATTGGTCCATAACTTGACAGAAAGATTCAAAGGTAGGAAACATACCAGCAAAATTTTCATAAATTCTTTTACGATTTGCTATATAAGGTTCTCTAAGAATAAAGGTATAATCTATATTTGTTCTTAGATTAGGAGGAACACCAAGAGGATATTGCATTGTAATAACAAGCATTACCTTCCAATGACGACCATTCATGAACAGTAATCTCATTAATTTCTCTCTAGCCCAACTATTATCATAAAGACAATCATCTAAAATAACAAAAGTTCTTGGGTCAATACTAGTTCTGCCATATGCTTGAGTTTCTTTTTTCACTTGCTTCATAACAATTTTTTGCCTTTTTAATATATTTTCTATAATAGCTGTATTATATTCGTCATGAATAAATAGTTTAGGTACCATCGCACCATAAAATCCATTACCGGCTTCTGTACCTGATATAACAGTTCCTATTGGAATATCTTGATGATAATATAATAAGTCTCTAACCAAGAAACTTTTACCTGTATCACGACGACCAATTAATACAATTACGGGTCCTTGATTTTCATTTGGCTTAAATGTAATTTTTTTCATATCGAATTTCTTTAATTCTAAATTCATTATTTATATACAATAATTTAATTATTTTTTCATTTTTTTACGCATAAATTAGTTTAAATGAAATAAAAAACCTATATATAGAAATTAATGTTTGAACTGTTTTATAAAAAAAATAACAATTCTAGTTTATTTGAATATTTAGAAAAAAATGGCTTTTCTAATATCCAAAATTATATCCCCTTGTATTCTAAATTTTTTAATCTTGATGAAAAAAATTTCAATAACATAAATTTGAATAATAGATATAGTATTAATTCTATAGTTGAAAGGAAAGATAATAATAATTTTAAAATTAAATGTATTGATGAAAAAACAGACGCTATACAACCGCTTGATTCTTTTTTCAAATTTTCTCCTTTATTAGACCCTATAAAATTTATGGTTGGAAAATATAAACATATAGAAGCAGATACAATATGTTCTTTACCTAAAATTGTAAATAATAGTTGTTGTAAAAAAGTTCTGGACTCCAATAATTCAGCATATGCCGATAGTTTTTTTTCATATTTATCTTCAAAGTTACTGAATGAAAATGGATTTATACATGGCACTTCTTTTTATGGTTCATTTTTGACAATTCAAAATGAATTTAAATTAAATATTTTTGATGATATAGAATATCTTTACGATTCATCTTTTTTTCATAAACATAAAAATGTTTTATTTTTGGCAGATGATATAGATGAAGAAAGATTATTAGAAAGTGATACTAGAAATTATAGAAAAAAAATAAAATTAAACGAAATTGGGGATGATATAAAATTAGAATGTGAAAATATTGATAATAATATGTTTGAAGGAATGTTTAAATTAACAACTCAAAATTTGAAAATGCATGATTCTTCTTTAAGCGAAGAATATTCTATTAATAAAGAAGGTTCAGGTTCAAAAAGTTCAAAGAAAACTTCTTCTACTTGTTCTTCAAGGTCATCAAATACAAATGAATCTGATAGGTCAAACGATTCTCAAGAAGAGTATTCAGACGAAGAAGATGAAAATAGTGAAGAACTAAGTAACTCCCAAATATCAGAATATTCAAGTATGGATAGCGAAGAAATTGTAAATGCGACAGTATATAATTTTCCTGTTCAAGTAATTTGTTTGGAAAAATTGGAAAATACATTGGATTCCCTATTAGATGACGAAGATAATGAATTAACTGATAAAGAGTGGAAATCTTGTTTATTTCAGATTATAATGATATTACTTACTTATCAAAAAGTATTTAATTTTACACATAATGATTTACATACAAATAATATAATGTATATTTCAACTCAAAAAAAATTCATAAATTATAAATATAATAATACTTATTATAGAGTTCCTACTTATGGAAAAATATATAAAATAATAGATTTTGGTCGCGCAATTTATAATTATAAGGGGGAAATTATTTGTAGCGACAGTTATCATAAAAAAGGTGATGCGGCAACACAATATAATTGCGAACCGTATTTTAATCATAAAAAACCAAGATTAGAACCTAATAAAAGTTTTGATTTGTGTAGATTGGGATGTTCATTATTTGATTATTTTATTGAAGATATAAAAGACCAACACAAAATTAAAAATCCTATAGCAAAGTTAATTATTGAATGGACAAAAGATGATAAAGGAAGAAATATATTATATAAAAATAACGGCGAAGAACGATATCCTGAATTTAAATTATATAAAATGATAGTTAGAACAGTACATAATCATTTACCTGAAAAACAAATAGAAAATGGTATATTTTTTGAATATACTAGTTCAAAGAAAAAAATTAAAAAACAAAAAGTAATAAATATTGATGAAATGAATTCAATGTGTTAATTTATAATAATAATTATATTATTATGAATGAATGTAAAAAGGAATTAATATTAAATACATAAATGGATTTTGGAATACCTCAAAAAATCAACACCTTTGATGATGGGAATCAAATATACAAATATATGCCAAACGCATGGATAATTATAGGTTCACAATTTAATGGTCAAAAAGTTAAATTAAAAAATAAAATAGATGAAAAGATAATTATTAATTCTATTTCATCTTGGAAATTATCCCCTATTACTATTCAGTCTTAATACAAGTTTTACATATTAATTTATCCATATCTATAACATTGCTAACTAATCTTTTACATATATGACATTCCATGTAAGATATTTTATCAAATATACATTCATATTTATCACTTGTTGAAAATATAGCAAAAATAACACAAATTATCATATCTCTTACATTGTTTTTTAATACTCTTGAACATAAATTCAATCCCTTTAACGCACCTTTTATACTGTTTACAGTTGTAATAGCTGTTTCACCACACCATTTGGATTCTGTATTGTTAGTCATTTTTAACAACTCGTTCTTTAAAAATATATGAAGTTTTTTAATAAATGGAATATCATCATTCAACCATTCTACATTTATTTGTAAACTCACGAATAAACTGTCATCATTAACCAAATCTTGAACTTTATTTTTAATATTTGTCTGAAAGTTTGTAACCTTATTAAAATATTCATATAAATTATCAAATTTAATCATTGGGTGTCTTTTTAATGTATCAAACTCTTTCATTTTATCTAACCAATGTTTATCATATAAAACCTTGCATGTTTGAGCCATTAACTCCATTATATATATATATAAAATTGATTTAATATATGTTTAATAAAAGTATATTATAAAATGGAAAATATAGAAATAAAACACCAAGAAGGTATTGAATTTCTAAAAACTTTAGATAATGAAACAGTTGATTTAATATTAACAGACCCTCCCTATCTTATTTCAAAAGATTCTGGAATGAATAAGTTTGTAAAAGAAGTTGCAAAATTAGATGCTTCTGGTGAAAATAAAAAAACAGAAGAACAATGGTTGGCTTTCAAAGCAAAAAAGGGATACAATGACGATAAATATAAAGAAAATTATTTGAAATATGGTAATACTTCTGGAAATAAATATGCGTTTAAAACCGATTATGGAGAATGGGACAAAGAATTTACTATTGATAAATTGGATGAATTTATTAAACTATTTTATAAAAAACTAAGACCTGGAGGGACTTGTATTATATTCTTTGATATTTGGAAATTAGAAACTCTCAAGAAATTAATGGAAACAGCCAAAACAAAAAAAACAGGATTTAAACAAATTAGATTTGTTGAATGGTTGAAAACAAATCCTATGCCGTTAAATCAATCTGTAAATTATTTGACGAATTGTAGAGAAGTTGCTCTATTGGGAATAAAAAAATGTAAACCTACCTTTAATTCTAAGTATGACAAGGGGGTATATGAATATCCTATTCAAACCGGTAAAAAGGGAGAAAGGCATCCTACTCAAAAAAATTTGCTATTATTCGAAGAATTAATTAAAAAACATTCAAATGAAGGAGATTTAGTTGTTGACCCATTCTTAGGAGGAGGTACAACAGCATTCGCAAGTAAAAATACGAATAGAAGATTTAAAGGTTGTGAGGTAGATAAAAATTATTTTGAAATTATTCAAAAGAATATTTAAAAATCAGGATTGTTTGTAAAAACTTGAGGTACTTTTGACGCAAGATTCATTCCCCCCATTTGTTTCATGACAAAACACCCTAGTAAAACACTTAAATAAACAATTATAGTATCTCTTGCTAATAGTTTTACTGGTTTATTTTCTTTTAATATAAATCTCATTTCAATAAATCTAAAAAGCAAATATGCACAAGCAACTGCTACACCAGTGATGAAAACTGACATTTATATAATTATTTAAAAATATTTATATAAATAGACGCATTAACCAAGAATCTCAATATCATTTAAAATTGGGTCTGGTTCTAATTTTAATTTTTTGTCTAAAGAATGAACATCCATACTATCTAATTCTAATTTCGCATCATCGAAAATAGTTAATTTTTCTTCATCGTCGTCATAATCGTCTTCCTCCTCTTCTGCTTTTCTTCTTTCATTTGCTTCTTTTGATATTTTTTCTAATCTTTCAACGGTTTTTGGAGCTTCTACTTTTTCTGGTTCGGGATTAGAAGATGGTGATGCCTTTGTATCATAATTAACAACACTGTCTGTATCATTAAACTTTAATGAACTAACAACATCTCCCTTAGGTTTTTCTTCTACATTTTGAACAGGAGTAGCAATAGTTAGTTTAATATTATGTTCTTTAGTTGTTGTCGTAGATTCTGTAGGGGAACTTTCTAATTTTAATGCTTGTTCAACTACTTTATTTTTCTCCAAATCAGGTTTTTCCAATTCAACAGTATCTTCTGTTTTGGTAATGTTGTTTTCATCTTTTTCTGCTAACTCTGTTGCTATAGCTTCTTCTTCCATTGCCTTTTTAACCGCTTCATCTACTGTTTTCTCTATAGTCTCTTCTATAATTTCTTCATCAACAGTTTCATCGATATATGCTCTCAAAATATTTTCTACTGGCATGTTTTCTCGGATGACATTTAATATAGATTCTTGACACATTAATTCAGCTTCACGCATATTTTTTTGATAATTCAAAGGTAATATGTCTTTTTCAAACAAATATACATTGCTATATAATTTACGAGCATACATAATATAACATTTATGAACAAATGCGTTTAACTTAGGAATATCAATATCTATTTTTTTTTGTTTTTGTGAGACGCGAATGCTGGTTAGAATTTTTAATTGTGTAATATGAACACAAGTTAATAAATCTTCTAAATAACTACATCTACTATTTGTAACAATTCTTTTTGTTTCTTCTTCAACAATTGTATCATTCCATTTTGGAACTCTGGAGAGAAAATTTTGAAATGTCATCAAATATTTCTCCTCTTCGTCATTGTCTAAACATAATTTTGTTGCCTCCTCAAAAATAGATTTAATACCTTCAATCATCAAAGGTGTTAATATTGTCACCAATCGTGACGAATATTCGTTTTTTGCTTCAGATAACACGTTCACATTATAATCGTCCATTTACATTTCTAAGATATTTTCTAAATTTAAGTTTTTCCGCATAAAAAATAAATTTAATATAACAAACATATAAAGTTTCTCATTTCTATATTCACTCCTGATTTTATCAAAATAAATCAAGTATAGATATTTATTTTTTTTATTAAATGATATATCATTTTCTATCAATTCTATTATATCCATACCATTATAACCTTTTTCATATAATTTTTCTATAAAATCATTACATTTATCTAGAGATGAATAATTTCCTTTTTTTGTTATATTTTTCTTCAACCAACTCTTTCTTTTAACTAACAATGAATTATTTTTTATATTTTTTTTATTATAGTCATGAAAGCTTGTTATTTTTTTATTAATAACAGGATAGGGAATATGAAAATTGCAAAATCTAGATAATATAGGTTTTAATAATTGATTTTCATTTTCTACAAGAATAAAAAATCTAGTAGTATGACTGAATTGTTCAATACATCGTCTAAGAGCAGATTGAGCATCCATTGTTAATTGTCCGGCATTGAAAAGTACTATACTTTTGAATAAATTATTATTCTTATTATGAATATTTGTTTTTGCAAAAAATTTCAAATCATCTCTTATGAAACGAATTCCCTTACTATGCGCACAATTCACATACATAACATATTGATTTATCTTTTGTTTATCTTTCTCATAAATATCCTGAATAAATCCATTTAATATTGTTCTTTTTCCACTACCAGAAGGTCCGTAAAATATAATATGTGGTATTTTATTTTCTTTTATAAAAAAATCTAACTTATCCTTTACTTTTTTATGAATGTCTAATGACATATAATAATTATAGCAAGTTTATCTCTAACTATAATTATTATAAATTATTTAATGACGCCTTTTATGTTTCATAACTTTTCTATATCGGTTATTATATTGTTTTCTAGTTTTCTTTTTGGAGAGAATTTTATAAGCATGCTTTACCTTTTTTGTTAATTTCTTCTTTTTCTTAAGTTTGTTGTATGCTTTTTTGATTTGTTTTTGCGAAGCATATTTACTTACACCAAGTCTTTTGTATAAGTGATGTCCGCCTTTCATTTTGCGTGTTTTTCTCTTGCGGCGTTTTCCTCCTTCTTTTGGAAGTAATTCAGGAAATTCTCTTGCAATCTTAACAGCCAATAATAAACCAGACATTGCGTCAGGTTTTTTTGAAAAACCTTCATCAATTATAACAATTTGACTTATTAGTTTAGAATTACTACCACTCACTTTTTTTGTAAATGGGTTAATGGGACCAACCACATCGTCCTCATTGTCAAATTTTATTTTAATTGTATTGCCTTTTACTTCCGTTATCTTACCGTAAAATGGTGCATAATTTTCCCCAGCACCTTTATCTAGTGCTCCTTGCCAATGCCACCATACTTCAACACGCTGTCCAATTCCTAACTCGTCTATATTAGTTACAGGTACTCCTGACATATATATTATAATTATATTATATATGGCTTCACTAAAGATATCTATTTTAGAATCACTTTATTTAATTTTTATGTTTTTATTTTTTAAAACAAGTGTAGATTTTAATGTTTTACGCAGTCCAGAAGGAGTGTGGTTTGAACATTTAGTAGGAGATGAATATGGTGTAAGAATTTGTCCATTTGGGCAAGTTGCTATTTTTGCTTTAATTTTTGTCTTAATCCTGCGTCATTATGTAAAAATCCCCCAATGGTTTATATATCTAGCATTGGGTATTTCCTTTGTTTTATCTTTAATGAATATGAATGCTGTAATGTATCTAATACCAATATGGTTAATTGAATATTTATATTAATAATTTTATTAAATGTTAAATAAAATTATTTATGCCCAACTTTGGAGAGATTGAGAGTAAGGATTTTGATTGAATGCTTGAACCATAGCTGGTCCATTTCTTTGACAATTTACAGCGCGTTCTCTAGTATGTTTTCCAGAAAGTTGTCCAACTAACTGTTGTGAAGGAGCTGCCTTAGGAAAAGAAGGAGTCATTTCAGGACAATTTGTGGCAGTATTAGAGAATGTCGTAATATTTTGTGCGTGAGATGCTAAACTAGCATTTCCAATGTTATATCTATCAACCTTACTAAGAACTTGTTTATTAGGATTTAATCTAGCATTGTAATCAGCATCATATGGTCGTGGAGCTGTTGTTCCTGCTTGAGCACCAACATTATTATAATATTCTTGACTGGTTGTATCTCTTTCTTGTGGAACAGGTCTATCATTTTGAACTAAATATCCATTTGCGTCATGAGCACCACCCATCATAAGATGTTTGGTATTTTCTGTTTGTTCTCTAATTGTAGGGGCAGGGGTATCATTAGGATTCCATACAGGTTCAGCGTGATTTCCGTTAATACCTTGAACATTACCCATTGGTCTCATATTGCCGATAACATTTTGTTTTCTGGTAGGTCGTAATAAATCTAATAATGGTGCGGTCAATGCACTAACAATAGAACCGGCAGCGCCCATTTCAGTTCTATCTCCTGTAAGTGTTCTTGCGTTAGCTCTAGCTTTGTAACCGTTTTTACCATAATCTTTATTACTAGCTCCCCAACCACCTTGTTTATCTGCTGGTCCGGTGTTTTCACTACCTAAAATAATTTTATGGGATTTTCTAAAATGTCCGGCTTGGCGTGGTCCGGTTCCTTCTCTATCTCCACTACCTCCAAAATATTCACGAGTAGTAGTAGTTCTATTTTCTGGTTGTAAAACTTGAGCACTTCTTGCGGTTTGTGCTTTTTCGGCTCCAGTTGTTGTAAACCATCTACTTGCTGAATTTTCATAATATGTATCAGGTCTATTTTTATTTACTTGGTATACTTGTTGTTGCATTGGTTTTCCATCTGGACCAACAACGTTACCTTTACCTTTACTCGCGTGCATCATATCTTGTGCGGATGCTGTGTTACCATTACCTACATATGCGCCTAATACTTGTCCACCATATGTGACTTTAGGATTAGTTGATGCTCTTAATTGGTCAACTGTTTTGGGTAAATGTTGAGCCCGTGCTTCCATTCCAGCATTGAATCCTCCAGACCCTTTACTTGTAAATCCTTTCCCTAAACCAGGACCAACTTGTATTTCTTCCCATGGTTTAACATTACTCATTTTAGATGTAAGAACGCTTCTTTGTCTCTCCATCATAAATTCACTTTGATTGGGTGTTCCGTGAACATGGCTCATATTAGCAGATGGTTTGAAAAGAGGAGCAATACCTTCTTTTCTTTTTTGTTGGCTACCTGACCCAGTATAAAGGTCTAATATACCGTCTCGCCCTCTGCTTTCAGTCCCTTGTGTAACTTTAGACCCAAAAAAAGGCACCATATTATTATGTTCTAATCCTTCGGCTCCTACAACATTTCCTGTTAAAGATGTAAAATTTCCTACATTTTGTTCATTATTTTCTAAAGCTTTTTTATATCCTTCGGGTTGATAAAAATTCTCATTTTTATTTTTATACCCTGCATAAGTTTGTACATTTGTTTGGTTTAATAAATCTTTTCTTGGTTCCACTGGATAATTTACAGGAGTCGGTCTAACATTTGGTAAAGGTCTATTATGAAATCCTTCTTTCTTTTTTTCTTCATTATCTTTATTTGATATAATATACATTACTCCTAGAACAGCTATTGGTATTGCTACTTCTGCCATTTATATATAAGTAATATATATTTTAAATGCTAAAATATATATTTATTTTTCTTTTAAACACGGTATTTTTGGAACAAAATTATCTCTTTCTAAAAGTCTAGTATTTAAATTATTATGAAATCTCATACAAACATTTTCTTGAGGATTAAAAAATAAAGTATCTTCTCTATGTTGTTTGACTGCTCTATATTGCCAAGCAGGATGAGTTGCTCTTGATTCATCAGTTAGAGCATCTCCACAAATAGGATAATCAACTTTTTGTGTAATAGGAACTCCTGCGTTTGGGAATTTTTTATTGGTACAATATTTGGTTAATTTTCTAGTCCTACCTGTTAAGTCACTGTTAATATCAATAGGAGCGCCATTGATAACAGAATCTAAATTTGCTCCCCATTTTTGCATTCTTATTTGTGGGTCATTAAAAAAACAAGGGGTTGGTCCAGTACCAGGCATATTCAAAGCATATCTTCCTGGACCAGTTGCTTCTTGTAATCTTTTTTTTGTTCTACAATCATCATAATTAAATCTGGTAAAAGCCATTATATTATTAATATATATTAATATTTAAAAATTATAAATAATTATACTTTATATGTCAAATCAAACAATATGCTTAAATATGATAGTTAAAGATGAAGCAGATATAATTATTAATACATTAAATAATTTAATAGAACATATTGATTTAGATTACTGGGTTATATGTGATACAGGTTCTACTGATAATACAGCAGAATTAATTGAAACTTTTTTTAAAGAAAAGGATATTAGCGGAGAATTAATACATGACCCCTGGCAAGATTTTGCTTATAATAGAACACGAGCATTAGAGTTTGCTTATAAAAAAACAGATTTTGTTTTTATATGGGATGCGGATGATAGACTTGTTGGTGATTTAAGGGAAGCAATGCCAATCTTAAAACACGGAAATGCTTATCAATTACAATTTGGTCATGCTGTTCAATGGAAAAGAATGCCATTAGTAGATAATCATATTAAATGGTATTATGAAGGAGTTATGCACGAAATAATAGGAACTAAAGAACCACATAATATTGTTCAAATAGAAGGTAAATACCATGTTGCGACAAATGTAGAAGTTAGTGCTAGAAATAAAAAAGGGTCAAATAAATATTATGAAGACGCTTTAATTTTAGAAAAAGCATATGAAAAAAAAGACCATTTACAACCAAGATATGCTTTTTATGCTGGAGAATGTTTTAGATTTTCTGGGGAAAAAAATTGGGACAAATCTATAAAGTGGTATACATTAGCCGCAAATACATCAAACCAGTGGCCACAAGAAAGATATTGGGCTTGCTTTCAATTAGGAAATTTATATAGAGATTTGGATGAAAAGGAAAAATCTTGGTATTGGTGGTACAAAGCTTGGGAATTTGATAAACAAAGACAAGAAGCAATGTTTGAATTAATAAAAGAATGTAGAGCTACAAATAAATTCAAACAAGCAGAAGTTTATTATAATATGTTAGAGTATTTGCCTGAAAATCAAAAAGAACACAAATTATTTATAATGAATCATATATACGACCATTCTTTGTATTCTGAAATGGTAATTAATTATTTTTATCTGGGAAAAATGAAAGAAGCAAATAACATGTTAAAAAAATTATTTATTGCTAAAAAACCAATACCTCAATATATAAATATGACAAATTATAATTTGAAATATTTTTTACCTCATATAGAGAGAACAGATTGGGAATTTTATGCAAAATTTCAACGTTATGCTAGAAAATTTAATTTATCTGAAGATATAATTAATAATGTTGATAAACTATTTGAAGAATAAATTTTACTATAAATTAGAATGAATATTTTAATTTATGGTGGAAAAGGTTGGATTGGTAGTCAATTTTGCGAAGCTCTTACTCTAGGGCACTTCAAACACACTGTTTCAAATACTCGTATAAATACATTACAAGATGTTATGGACGATTTAAATAATAATCCTGAAACTACCCATGTAATATCTTTTATAGGTAGAACACATGGAAAAACAAATGGAAAAACATATTCTACAATTGATTACTTAGAACAACCAGGAAAAATAAAAGATAATGTTCGTGATAATTTATTTGTACCATTAATTATAGCCGAAGCTTGTAAAAAATATAGTAAAAATAATCGTTTTGTTCATTATACCTATTTTGGAACAGGTTGTATATTTTCTTATGATAATGAACATCCTTATGAAAAAGAAGAAAATGGTTTTAAAGAAGAAGACGCTCCTAATTTTTTTGGTTCGAGTTATTCAGTTGTAAAAGGTAGAACAGACCAGTTAATGAGTCTATTGTATGATGAAACCTGTTTGAATTTGAGAATAAGAATGCCTATAACAGGTAAAGATAATCCTAGAAATTTTATTACAAAAATAACAACATATGAAAAAATATGTTCAATAAAAAATTCTATGACAGTATTACCAGAATTCATACCAATAATAGTAGATATGATGAAGAAACAAATAACTGGAACAATGAATTTAACAAATCCCGGTTTAATTAGTCATAATGAAATGTTAGAAATGTATAAAGAATATGTTGACCCCACTTTTACTTGGAAAAATTTTACAATTGAAGAACAAGCGAAAATTCTAGCTAGTGAAAGAAGTAATAATTATTTAGATACTACTAAATTACAATCTTTGTATCCAGATGTTAAAAATATTAAGGATTCTGTTAGATGTATTTTACAATATTATAGCAAAAAAAAATTAATTGAAAATAAATAGTTTAAATATTATTCTTGAAGAATATTTATTAATGAGTAAATATCCTTTTGTTTATTTTTTACGAGACAAGCAATTTTCCGAAATTGATACTTTTTTTTTAGAAAACAAAGATAAATTAGACTGTACTGTAGAAATTATCTCTCCAAATGAGATAGAAAAACTTAATAATATGTTTGATTCAAACCATCATATGTTAATAACGTATGGTCCTGATGATAAATTATATATAAACTTAGTAATGTCTCAAATTGTAGATAGAATGAGAAGTAGATGGATTCATAAAAAAGAAATAAAAGATGTAAATGAATTTAATTGTAATGTAAATTATTGCTATATAGATAATGTTGTTATGGAAAGAGAATTAACAAGACCTAGATTTTCTGTATTTACAAGTTGTTATAAATCATATGAAAAAATAAATAGAGCATATGAAGGAATGAAATCACAATTATTAAGAGATTGGGAATGGATATTACTTGACGATTCTCCCGAAGATGAACATTTTAATTTTTTAAGAGAAGTAGCAAAAAAAGATAAAAGGATTCGTTTATATAAACGAGATTGTAATAGCGGTAATATAGGTAATGTTAAAAATGAAACAGTTGGATTATGTAGGGGAAAATATGTATTAGAATTAGACCATGATGATATAATATTACCCACATTATTACAAGACACTTATAATATATTTGAAAGTGATAATGATATAGACTTTGTTTATGCTGATTTTGCGAATGTATATGAAAATTGGGCGAATTTTAGTTACGGAGACCATTTTGGGAAAGGATATTGTTGTTACTATAAACAAAAATATAATGGTCGTTGGATAAATGTATGTTCTTGTCCGGGTATGAATAATATTACAACAAGTCATTTAGTTTGTCTACCAAATCATCCAAGAATGTGGAAAAGAAAATTTTTAATGGAAATAGAAAATTATAGTGAATTTTTACCCATTTGTGATGATTTTGAAATATTATTAAGAACTATGACGAGAGCAAAAAAAGTAGTAAAATTGCATAAATTAGGTTATATTCAGTTTATGAATAATAATAATAATAATTTTTCTTTAATAAGAAATGGGGAAATAAATAGATTAGGTCCTCAATGGATAAAACCTATATTTTATAATAAATATAAAGTAAATGAAATAATGAAAGAAAAAAATGCTTATGAAGATGAAAAGTATATATTTCAGGATAATAGTCAAATTTGGAAAAGAAAGGATTGGGAACATAAAGTATGTTCTACTACTATAAATCCAGATTATGATAAACAATATTGTTTAATGGGTATAAAATCTTTATATGATGCGGAAATAAAGAATCTATATAAAAATCCTAGAAATGATTTTATTTTGTTAGATAATGAATTTGATGTGAATTATTTGATAGAACAAATAGAAGAACTTGGTTATGATAGAATGAAATGTTATAGTTTAAAACCAAATACTACAAATGAAGAAATGAAAAATTATTTTCATTTAATTTGTAAATATACTGAAAATTATGAAATAATACAAGAAGAAATATTTTCTTCAAGACATAGTATTATTAATAAATTTATAAAGGATAAAAATTCTTATTTGGAAATAGGTGTAGAATACGGTACATCTTTTAAACATATAAATTTAGAAAACAAAGTTGGTGTAGACCCTGACCCAAAATTTAATGACGATAGATTGGTAAAAAAAACAAGCGATGATTTTTTTAAGGATAATGATAAAATGTTTGATGTAATATTTATAGATGGTATGCATCAAAGTGATTATGTTTTAAGAGATTTTAATAATGCGATGGATTGTTTAAATGATGACGGTATTATATTTTTGGATGATATTTTACCAGCTAATGAAAGGGAACAATATAAAATCCCTATAAAACATGTTTATGAGAATGGTATATTAAAATATAGAGAACCATGGACAGGTGATGTATGGAAAGTTGTATATTACTTGATTAAAAATTATTATAATAAAATGATATTCGAAGTGTTTACTCACCCAAATTATAGAGGAGTTGGTAAATTTGAATTTATGGAAAAGGTGAAAATCTCTCCAGATGACATAAATGAAATAGTAAATTATAACTATAAAAATGATTTTGAAGACTATTATAATTTATTAACACAAAAGAAGGATTATGCCGATATAAATAAAGAGAAAATAAAAAGTTATAATGAGAATTTTTTATCGTCTTTGCCTTTTAATTATTTGGTATTAGATAATTTTATAGAAAATACATTGTTAGAAAAAGTATTGGAAGAAATAAAAAATATACAAGAAGATAATTGGCGCTATTCTTATGTTAATGGATTACCAGATGTTACAAAAAACAAATATTGTATAGGAGATGGTAATAACTTACCAAATATAACTAGTAAGTTAATAGAGTATTTTAATTCTAAAGAATTTGTATGTTGGATAAGTAATGTTACGGGAATTGAAGGATTACAACCAGATGATTTTAATATGGGTGGAGGGCTACATAAAACAAAAAAGGATGGACATTTAAATATTCATTGTGATTTTAATAAACATGGAGAAACAGGAAAATATAGACGTATAAATTTATTACTTTACTTGAATAAAGATTATAAGGAGGAATATAATGGTCATTTGGAATTATGGAATAAAGATATGACTTGTTGTGAGAAAAAGATAGCGCCAATATTTAATAGAGCTGTAATAATGAGAACGACTGATGATGGTTTTCATGGACATATAGCTCCTTGGAAAAATGAAGATGATAGATTATCTATAGCTATGTATTATTATACCGATGATAGACCTGAACATGAAAAATCAAATAGTACTGGTGCTATTTGGCAAGAACCTAAAACAATATAAATAAATACATATATATATAATTATATGTATTTAATAGTTGGATGTGGATTATCCGGAGCGACTATAGCTGAAAGAATAGCGAATGTTTTAAATGAACAGGTAATAATAATTGATAAACGTCCTCATATAGGAGGTAATTGTTATGATTATATAGAAAAACAAACAAATATTAGAGTAAATAAATATGGTGCTCATTTATTTCATACAAATAACGAAGAGGTATGGAATTATGTAAATAAATTTTCAGAATGGGTAAGATGGGAACATAAAGTATTGTCAAAAGTAGATGGTAAATTTGTTTCAATCCCTGTAAATATAACAACAGTAAATGAGTTATGTGGAGAGAATTTACAAACAACAGAAGAAATGAATCAATGGTTAGAAAAAAACCAAATAAAATATGATAAAATAGAAAATAGTGAACAAATGGCAAAGTCAAGGATAGGGGAAAAATTATATGATAAATTAGTAAAAAATTATACATATAAACAATGGAATAAATATCCAGAAGAATTAAATCCTAGTGTATTAGCTAGAATACCAATTAGAAATGATTTTGATACACGTTATTTTTCTGATAAATACCAAGCATTACCCAAAGAAGGATATACAAATTGGATAAAAAATATGATAACGCATAAAAATATATTGTATTTGGTGAATACAAGTTATGATGAAATTAAACAATCAAAATATATGAATGGTATAACTCATGTTATTTTTACCGGACCAATAGATGAATATTTTAAAGACAAAGGTCTTGAAAAATTAGAATATAGAAGTATAGATTTTGGTGAATATATATATAAAAATATGAACTTTTTTCAACCAAATTCTGTTGTTAATTATCCGAATGAAGAACAATTTACAAGAATAGTAGAATATAAACATTTTTTAAATCAACAATCGCCTCATACCATTATACATACTGAAAAAACTAAAGATGAGGGAGACCCATATTATCCTGTCCCAAATAAAAGAAATTTGGAATTATATGAAAAATATAAAGAATTAGCAAAAAAAGAAGAAAAAAATAATATATATTTCTTGGGGAGATTAGCAAATTATAAATATTTTAATATGGATGCTGCTATAGAAAATGCCTTAGATTTTTTTGATAAAAAGTTAAGATTCAGTTTGTAATTTATTATTATAATGCTCTAAGTTTTTATTAAGTCGTTCTTTATGTTCGGTAAAATTTTCATCATCTATGATTTGTAATAAATATTTTTTCCCTTCATGAAGTCTATTTGTCCAAAAACATGATATACTTAATTCATCAAGAATATATTTTCCATAATTTGTTTTTAATACAAAAAGCATATATTTATTTTTTACTTTATTAAAATCAATAGAATACGCTTTTTTTAATAAATGGTAGGCTTCTTCTTGTCTATCAATATAATTACAATGTTTTCCTAGAATAAAATAAGGTTCCGCTCTATCAGGAAATATTCTAATGGCATTATTAATATATTTTGCTATTTCTTCATAAGGTTTTTGTAAATATGTTAACATTTTTGCTATTCTTGTATTAGATTCAAATTCTTCCTCAATCCAAGTATGTTTTAATTTTAAATATAAACTATACCATTTTATTGATAATTCATATTTTCCAGCATCCATATAACTTTGTGCTGTATAAAAAACGGAACGTGTATTTAATCCATCGGGGTCATCATAAAGTGTATCAAAGAATTGTTTTTGTAATCTTCCCCCGTCTTTAAAATATTTTTGTGGGTCAACGCTTCTATTGCCAGTATCTCTAGAATGTAAATACACATCAGGAGAATATAGTTCATCTGAATGATTATAATTAGGTTTATCTACACATTTCATAGTTGTATGTGCTACACCACAAAATTTCCATTGTCGTTTATTATCCCAAAGGCATATACATTTATATGATAAATTGTGTCGTTTGGTATGTAGATAATATGAATCTTTCAATGGTTTTTTTACTTCAAAATCAAAATCACCAACAATTAAATCATCGGCGTCAATATGTAATATATAATCAGCATTTTTTTTACTACATATTTCAAACATTTTTGTTTTATTATAATCAAAACCTTGCCATTCTTCACAATAAAGTTCTCCCTCAATTCCTTTTTCTTTAAAAAAATCAGTAACAATTTGACAAGTATTATCAGTAGAACCCGTATCATGAACAACCCACGTGTCTATATATTTATAAACACTTTCCAACGTTTCTCTAATACAATGCTCTTCATTTTTACACATTGTAGCAAAACAAATTGATGGTCTTACCATTTCTTCTGTTTCTTCTGTTTCTTCTTGTTCTTTTATCTGAAAACTGACCCCGGACATTATAAATAATAATATTTACATTTTTTTATATTATTATTTTAACAATTTTGTTTTTCTGTTGAAAAAAAGAATACTTGAAAAAGTCTTCCTGTAAATTTATCATGACCGAAATAATCCATAGACATATGAAATGAATTTGCGTTAAATAAAACTAATCTGTTAAAAATATTTCCAACTTTATCAATTAGTTCCCATTGTGTAACATCTTGAGTATGTTTGTTTATTTCATCCGCATTTCCTCTTAATTTTTGTTCGTTATCAAATCTAGTTCCATCTTTAAATCTATATAATCCTGTTCCTGAATTTGCTGGAGCGTCAGGAGTCATATATAAAACTCCCGCCCAATTATTCCAACTATCAACATGAAACCATGACCTATCTCGCGAAGTTGTATATTGAAATGCTCCATTATAATTCTTTTCATTTTTTTCCATAGGAAATTGTGTGATTTTACCACCAAAAGGATAAATCCATTTTTGTATCATATTGAGAATTTCTGGAGTAGCATAAGATAATGTGCGTTGTCCTGGATAATTACCTCTTACTTTGAATTCTTGTCTAAGAATATGATTTCTAGTTTCTATAGGATTATTATAAAAATTATCAATAATAAGTAATATAGGCGTAGGTGGAGTAGTAGAAGTATTCAATACATTTTTTATAGTAGAAGATTTTACTTCAGGCTGTTTATTAATAATATTATCTAATAGTTCCGTTTCTGAAATTTTATATTTTTGAATTAGAAATTCAGCCTTTGTTCTATTAGAATGTTGTACTAAATTTTTATTTCTATAATTGTTTAATGATTTTGTTTTTTCATTGAAAACAGTCATTAATGGTACATATACATTACCTGTATGAACGTACTTACAATTAGAAGGTATATTAACATTAAACTTAGTACATTCATATTTTACAAAATCTGATAGTAGAAAACAGGGGTTT